AATGATAATAGTTCCGATGCACTGGCTCCATTTCGATCAAATAATTAAGGCTTGGATGATAGCGGCTATCGGCTAACATGCCCTCCTCATAATCGGTTAATGCCTTTAACCAGGTAGCCAACACTTTCGGTTTGTTGGCGTTTTTACTGTCCAGGTCGTACTGAATTTCTCTAACTATACTCATGCTACTTTCTCCCATGACGCGGCCAAAATTAGCCGCGCGGCCATTATAACCAGGTTGTAAGCTGGCTTGCAATAATTATTTAATAGCTATATAGTCGCGCTTGTCATAACTTGTCATAATTTGAAATAACCAGAGAGAGCCAAAAAATGAATTACTCAATCCATAACCCAAGCGAAGCAAACAAAGTTAACGTATACAAAACGTATAGCAATAAAAATACCTGTCCTAAATCCTGTCCCCTGGCTGGAAATGGATGTTATGCCGATAATTTTCACGTTAATTTGCATTGGTCCAAAGTATCCAGCGGCGAACGCGGCACTGACTGGCAAGGCTTGCTAGATAGTATTAAGGCTTTACCTACTGGCACACTATGGCGACATAACATAGCGGGTGATCTGCGCGGAAAAGGTGAATACATCGACAATAAATCATTGCAACAACTAACCCAGGCTAGCAAGTATAGAAAAAAGCAAGGCTTTACCTATACCCACTATAAACCGAACGCCGAAAACGTCCAGGCATTGAGAGCGGCCAATAATGGCGGGTTTACTGTTAATTTAAGCTCTAACAATGTAGCCCAGGCAGTAGAATATAAAAAGCTAGGCTTGCCAGTCGTTACAGTATTGCCAATGGATGCACCAAACGTACAAACTGTGGATGGCGTGAAAATTGTCGCTTGTCCTAGTGAAAAGAGCGACAGAGTAAAATGCGGAAATTGTGCTGATTCATTTTGCGCAGACTCAAAAAGAGATTTTGTTGTGGGCTTTCGAGCACATGGTACTAAGAAAAAACAAGCCGACATCATAGCCAGAGGGTAGAAAAATGCATCATTACGGAATTTTTGAACTAAGACACGAAGACGGCCAGGTATTTGAGACAATAGCGGCCAATTTTTTATCACGCGGCATAAAACATGCCTACAAAATAGCCGATACTTATGCGAGCGCCAAGGTTGAGCAGTATAAGGGACTAAATTTGCATGGGTCCTGGCATATATACCACAACCACACAAACAAAGCCTTTATACCTAACCAATTGCGCGTTTATCGCGGCAAAATTGGAGGTACAGTTTCACGCCAGGTAGCGGCCAGGCACCAACTAACAGAAATTAAACCAGGAGAAAAATAAATGTTTAATAAAGAAGATGTTTTTATGCTTATAGTGCTTTTGAGCTTGTTTTTAATCTTAGATAAACTTATGTAATGGGCCAATTACTTTTTAGCCTGGTATTGATGCCAATAATTTGGGGTTTAGTGTTTAAATATTTAAGGAATCATAAAAAGTGGCTTTTGTTTAAAGATATACTTTTAATCGGTTTAGCTTTAATAATATACGACTCATTAGACAATTTTTTTAACTTATAAGGCCCTTAAATGGGCCTTTTTTATGCCCTGGCACTTTGCCCAGGTTTACTGGTAGAATCGAATACAGACAATTACAGGAGCCAATACAATGTCTATAGAAGCAGTAAACTGGTACGACCTAAGCCACCGCGCAAGATCACTAATTTCAACAGATTGCGAACCTAATTACATTAGATCAATATTAGATCGCGCAGTATTGACGTTTAGCGAAGATCAAATTCAGCAGATTGAAATTGCCCTACATGCTGGCAATTCCGACACTGTTAAGGGTGTTATTTATGACCAATTCATAGATTGCTTATTTGATGACGTAGATTAGCAGCTACAATCGTTCAGTAGATCGCCTAACCTCGCCCTTTTCTTTATCAAGGACAATCAAGCACATAGATTGACCGCTAACATAGCCTTGCTCATTGTGCCACTTATCAGAGCTCGGCAAGCCCGCGAACGACTCAGTAATACATCCGCCATAAGTCTCCATTGTCGTATTTTTGCTATGAATATGGCCATGGTAGCAGTATCGATGCTTAGTTCTGCCCCAGATCTCAGGATATTTGGCTGTAAAATACTCAGCTAATTTGTTTGGCTTAGGCGCATGACCATGTGACACAAGAAATGCAGTCTTACCCCACTCAAACACCCAGCAGGGTGCATCACTCATCTCAATTGTTACTCGCTTGTTATTGCGCCAGTACGCTTGCTGGTGAGCTTTTATCGCCATGCTAAGCACTGAGTCATGATTACCTTTAACGTGCCTTACAATTACGTTTTTGTACCGTTTTAGGGCTTCCTCGGTGATAAATGACAACACTTCTAGGCCAACTGCAAAGATCTCCTCTAAATGACCATCGGTATCGACCCTGGTGCCTTTCGTAGTAGTAGATTCAAAGTTGTCTGAGTGAAAAAAATCACCTAATTGATTGATTACTATCGTTTCACAGTCTGGTGCATTGTTCATAAGACGCATAAACACGTCTTTATGACGTTGAGCAGCAATCTCCAGGTTGTAATCATCACCGCTAATGCTCTCACTTGCTAGCATTCCAAAATGTGAGTCACCAATATTAACTACGGCCAACTCATTACCCTTAATTTTCTTCTGCGGCTTCGGTACAAACGGTGATTTACCTTTTTGGTGCTCAATAAACGTGTCAAGTGCGCGCTTTACTGCTTCTAACTGGTCCTCATGTGCCAGATTACTCTTAACCCACTGTATTTTGACTTGTCCGTCATCGCCGTATAGCGTAGAAACACCTTTAGCGACAAAACCATCCGGAACCGTGCGAGTCATATCATGCTCAGGCGACCAACCACGTCTAGCGGCATTCTTTTTGACGTTAGCAATGTTTTGCTGCACATTCCTAATGCTAATATCAATTAAATCTGCTGCTTCTTTAACCGTATTAGTGTCAAGCCTAGCCTGAATTGCTCTGCGCTGCGGCTCTGACTCGCAAAATTCTAGTAAACTCTCATCAATCATCACCTAGTTCCTCCATGTGTAAGTTATTTGCGTGTGCTACAAGCGTAGTTAAGTAACCAATTGCGGTCATCATACTCTCGTCGTGCGGATTAAAGCTATAGACAAGCGAAGTTTGCTCGTCGTCAATAGGTGAAACCGCTAGTAGTACAAATTGTATCGGATCAAATTCAACTGCCTGCGAATCTCTTATCGCTTGCAGCAAGATTGCTTCAAACTCACTTAATCCATCAAGATCAATGTGGTCCTTAAAGTTAATTACGTTAGACATTGCGCTTTACTCCTGCATTCCATCGATCGGGCCAAGCTGGACAAGGCCAACCTTTCTCTGATAACCACTTGTGCAATATGCTGTATACCTTGTTGTGCTCATCAACCGCTAAATCCTCGGTAAATGCCTTTCTTACCACCGCTGCCTGCACTGGTTTCCATAGATTTTCTTTAACAGTGAGCTTTTGCCAAGGTATTTCAAAGCCCTCTTTCATTTCGGCAAGTACAACGCGCTGATCAAGTCCTGCATCGTTGAGCTCGTTAGCTAAAAGATCGCACCAAACATGGAATGAATTGCGCTGAGATTTAGTTTTCGGCTTTTCCACGGCGCTAATCGCCGTAATTGTGACCATATATCCTTCTTTGCTGTATTCAATAGGCGCATTGAGCAATGCTGCGTTTAATTGACACCTTTCTGCAACTTTAAATTCCATCATTACCACCTCGCAAGTAGTATAAAAAGCCATCGGTCGGCTGAGTGCAAGCTAATTCCTCGTCCGATAGCGATGTAGGCTCATTCCTGCGCCGCTTAAACCTTTCTATATCTTGCCGGTGAACACCCATTGCCTCAGCTATCTCGCTATCAGTTAGCTGAGTATGGTCCAGCAATTTCCTGACCTTTCTCTCCATGCCATCGTTGAAAATCATAATCCCTCCTCCTTAATTACACGTTTAACGTAATCTGAATCAACTCCACAAACTTCTGCGTGCCAAAGCTCTCCGTCAAGATAGCCTTTAGCATTGTTAATTAAATTCCTTTCTTCCTGTGAGGGCTGACGCATCATTACCTGGTCCCAATTGTGCTTATCAATCAAAGCCAACTCAATAACAGATAGCATCAACTTCTTTTGTGGCGATGCCCAGCACTCAGAGCTGTGATCATAGCCGAACATAGGCGCTAATCGTTTAACAACAGAGTGAATCTTAATGAAGTTATTTCTCCACTCTAAGTTTTTAGTCTTCCCTGCTCGGCTGCTAGTAGTCACAGTTTTAAATTTCGATTCCATAGTTGCGTTACGATCTTAGTTTTTTGTGCATCCATATCCAGCGTGTTGATATGCCACCCATGCACGTTAGTATTCTTGGGTAGCGGTGCGCTGTAAACTAACCCACCATTTTCCATTGATCTTAGCGCCCTGTTAATGTCGCTTGGACGCTTATCCATAACCTCAGCATACTGCTTTGCGGTCTTACCTGAACTGTTTTTAACCAGCTTGTAAAGAACAACTCTAATCGGATCTTTCTTTACCGCTTCATAATTATTTCTATGCGTATTAGTAATCACTTACATTCCCCTCTAGAGGCATTGCTTTACCCTCTCTACTTGTAAATTGCATACTGTCTTTGTGAAAGTATAACCCAAAATCTAGCTCGGTCCCATCTTGCCGGTTTTTAACAAGTTTTAGTAAAACGTCTGGCTGAGTTAACCACTTTTCATCAAAGGGATAATTGTTATTCGGATCATTTCTTATCGCTATTGCTTTCTCTCTAGCTTTATTTCTGAACACTACAAAAACCTTATCCGCTAGATCAGATATTTCACCAGCGCCTCTGATACTAAACTTACCGACCTGCTCATTCTCATCTGCACCTTTACGCATGTGGCACACTAGATGAATGTGCATGTTGTACATTTTAGCGGCTGCTCTTAACTGATTAACAAACTCACCTTGAGCTGTGTAGTCTTCACGACCAACGCCGCACATGGTTAAACTATCTATCGCTAAGTGATTGATGTCAAGCTCTTGCCCAGCATAGTGTACAAGACCCAGTACACGCTCCTGCGGAACTTTATCCAGACAATCATAGATATGCCCTACCTCTTTCATTCTTTCCAGCCAACCTAGAGCAAAATCTTTTGATGGCGAGCAACCTGCTGCCTGCGAACACATCCACTGTAAAGTTTCTTCTGGCTTCATCTCCATTGACGCTACAAGACATCTGCGACCTCTAGCCATTAGATAAGTAAAAACATTACTCAGTAAAAGTGTTTTGCCATGACCATTGATACCTGACCATATCGATAGCTGTCCTTGACCTAACCTAACAGCGCTATGTGTCTTTGACCAAGGTAATTTATCGCCAACTAAACCTGTGCCACCTTCCAGCTGCTTCAGCAGTCTATCGCCATAAGAATTGAATGCGCCAATTTCTTGACTCTCTTGCTTCCCAATAAAACCTAGTAATTCTTTATCCGTGATATCAATCTTTTGCATTTCTCTCTCCTGTCAAGGACACATAACACGTTTAATTGTCCGATGATTGAATTTTCTAAACTTTCATGGAATATTCAATCGGTAATTTATTAAAAAATAGTTTTCTTACCGCTAGTAAACAAATACTTCTTGTTCAGTTTCTATCCAGACTGTTGCACCGCAAGATAGAGGATTGTTAGGTCTACTCACAACCTTCGCTATTACATTGCGTTCATCATCCAGAATATCTGCCTGGAAGCTTTTTCTATTTTGCTTGTAATCTTTAACTGTTAATGGCGGTTTTAGCTCGCTATCAGGATTCTTCTTGTTATATTTAACGTTGTGCTGATTAACATGTATTCTAGTTTTCATATTTACACCCATATTGATGGTTCTTGCGGCCCACTACCGCCTTTTTTAATCGTTAATACATCCCACTTATCCCTTAACTTCTTCGGACTCAGGATATTTGACTTCCAAAAATCATCGCTATTGGCAAACCTAAATAAACTTAGTATCTCGCTATGAGAACAGTTATCTTTTTCTCTCATCAATCTAATCTCATTAGCCCAAGATTCCATAGCTGGTTTTCGATGCTTTGGATTCAAAGTTAAGATCAAATTGTAGATCGTTTCTGCTGTTTCAAGATCGCCATTTTCCCAGCGTAGGTTCTTTTTAGGTTTACTTATAGGTTTGTGTCCCATATTTGGTACTGCTTTCGGGGAAATTTGGGCCACCCCCTGTCCCATATTTGGTACTGCCTCTACTGCAAGGAAATACTGGTTGCTAGAACCCTCAACTTTAATTCTGCTAAGCACTTCTTGATCACTCAGAGATCGTAAAGCCTTGAGTACAGTTTTTCTATCTAGCGATGTTTTTCTTGAGATGTAATTCACACTGGGATTACACTGGCCTGTATCACCATTATGACAATCTGATAGACATAAAAGCACTAACTTCTCAGAGGAAGGCACTTGTATACCCCAAGCCCAGAATGTCGCCTGTGCGCTCATACAGAGCCTCTCAGCGCCATAAACGATGCAAGCTCATCATTCTTATCATCCTTTGTTTGCTTCAACCCTTTTTCTCTCCTGCTTTGTTGTATATCCAAGTTTAACTCGTGATAGCCAATAGGTTTTATCCTGCGTTTAATGTGACATTCATATCCATCGTCAGGAAATAACTCGTGATACTTCATTCCAACGCTATCAATAACTTCATTAGCACCACAACCAGACCAACACTTGATTAAGACTTTGCCATTTTCTGCTTCATCGATACAAAGAGATGGACTCTTATCATCGTGTGCGGGGCATAGAGCAACCCAAGACCTAGTGTGACCTTTTCTAGCCTTAACCTCCTTGGCGTGATTAAGTTTTGACACTAGCTTGTCTGCTGACATACTGCTGGCCCTCTAAGAAAATTCTTCTTAACAAGTACAAACTCTCTAGCGCGAGTCTCAGGCACATGATCTTTCCACTGGTAAACAGCTTGGACTTTACAGTTGTAGTATTTAGCCACCTCCATGGGTGAACCAAAGAACTCTACCAACTCCTCGTAACTTACTTTCATACATACCTCCAATTGATGTGAGCGGTGAATGTAATCCAGCTTACATTAAATAGCAAGCGTTTTATTTATTACAAATCGTTAATTGTTTTTTTAAATAAATTAAACTATAGTTAAATCTCAGTTCTGAGGAGGACAAATCACATGAACAACATTCAAGACAACCCCGCACGAGTAGCATCTCCAGAGTCACCAGTTGAGCCAGACCTTAAAAAACTAAAGCACGATTTTTTAGACGTTTATATCGACACCGATAATACTGACTCAGCATTCCACGAGGCGTTAGAAGAATATATTTGCGCTAACGGTTTAATCCACCACTGGTTACGTCAGTTGTACACCATAGATCGAGATGAGGTCGTTCTCGATATGGACGACCTTCTTAAATCAGTCATCTCTAATTACATCGAGGATATGATATGAAAGTTAAACAATTAGGAGTGCAGTATGTCAGCAGACAAGCTGCAGAAAATGGTCTTACTGGCTCTGACATTGGTGACGCTATGTCTGCCCTGGCGGAAGCTGGATGGCTTGAGTATGAACTAATGGCGACTATGAATAACTACATGAAATCTAACGAATTTGTTAATGGTTATGCGTTTGCAAAACACATGGAGGCTTTATCTTTAGAATTATGGCGAACAGAGCAGAAAGCTATAGCAGAGCGTAACGCTGATAAGGAGTTGCCATTCTAATGACTCCAATAGAAGCAGATTTCAATCCGGTAAACCATGAGCACCGAGGTGTTAGATACGAGAAGCATTCTGAAAAGTTAAGATTTGGAACTAATCGCTTTATATCTGATGCAAGTTGCCACAAGTGTGGATCTTACGTTAGGAGATGGATCCCAAAAACAGATAAGTCAAGATGCGTTACCTGTATGCAAGCGCATTCAAGGAACAGCGCTAAAAAAAGAGAAGCAAGAACGGGTTATGTAGCTGTAGATGTTGAGAAGCGCAGGGCTATAGAAGCCCACCAGGAAAGAGCAAACGATCACTATAACGATCTCTGAGGAGGGATAATGGCTATATATATTTGTGGTTATTGTGACGGT